ACGTAAATATTTACATGGTTACCCAAAACGTTTTGGGGGTATTACAACACATGACCCAATGGTCAGCGACCAACCCACGGTTTAACGTCACGTGGCGACGGCTCCCAGAGCTGTTAGATAGGAAGTGTGACATACTCCGGCACATTTGGTATAGTGTGCCCGGACACGAGATGTTTAGAGTAGAATGCTTCGATACATTCTTGCTCATCAGGAGTAATACCGAACGCCCAATAATAACTTGCGCGTGTTTGTGGATCAATTGTCCCAACCACACGATTATTACCCTCAGCGAGCTTTCTTACTCCCCATCCCCATGCAGTGTCAAGCTGTCTTGCCTTGACACCAGTGCTGGAACGTAAGTACATTCCATAAAACGCTTGCCAGATCGGCATCTGACCGGCAAGGGCGATTCCACCCTCACCAACAGCGCGCATCCACGCCTTAACCTCCTTATCATTCTGCAACAAGTGCATGCAGATTGAATCTTTGGCTAAAGCAACCCGTGGGTCACGAACCATAAGATAATCATCTGCACCAGGTCCGCAGTATACCGGTTGTGTCTGACAGAAGGTAATCTGTTCAAACACATCAACTAGCGGCTCAACCTCGACAGTGAAACCGAGGTCCAAGAAGTGTTTGGGCAATGCGGAGACAAGTCTATGACTATCTACGCGTTCCATAATGACAACACAATCGTCACCATTGTTACACAACTCAGCCTTAACACCCAAATCTTGAAAAAGAGCGTAAAACATGGCACACACGGCTAGACAGGTGCCTAGTGATGTGTTCATGTCTCCGCTCATCCGGCCTCCTGTGACTGTGTACTTGACCTCACCATCGATGGCGCGGCCAAAACACTTATTCACAAGCTGGAGCTTCAAGATATGTGCTAGTTGACGACGATGTTTACGAAGGGGGAAGCACAACAAATACATGTTGTGTTCCCATCGGAGCATCGCTTCGGAAAAATGCTGATCACACCGAGAAAAATCGGTGCTGACAGCAACTGGGTCCTTGAATGAATTCCATTTCCTACGAAATATGGCGGCCATCTGCGTGGCATTCATTCCTTTCATAACAGTATCTGGGCCCATTAGCTGACCGATACTCTTAAATAGTTTCGCCTCGATTGGTCGTATGTAGCGTCCAATCTCCACGTTGTACCTGGGCTTCCTGGGGGAAATAACCCTCGGTACTGGTACCTTAGCCGACGTAAATTTAGTCTTTTCATACTTTAAAAACGTCGACACATACGAGTCTTTGATAGAAAATGGGGTTACATTGAGGCTATCAACAGCATCCAAGTATATTCTCAGCTTGCGGCCCCGGAATGACAGCGCAAAAGCATGTCTCGTCAACGGAACGGTCGAGGGCAGGAAAGTACGGATACCATTGTAAAAGCACTCAAGTCTATCAAAGACGAAAGATACATCACGTGGTTTTGGTGGTTCAACAAAGGAGCCGTTGTTCTTAACAAAGAATACGCGCTCCTTCACCGCTCTCTCGAGCGCCACCAAGTCATCATTATAAGCGGAGAAGGTCACAGGGGGCGAAACACCCTGTATGACGGTGTACCTTCTACGTTTTGGGGTTCCCGGAAGTTTACGCACTACCAAACTGGGGTGGTCGGGAGCTGTGCTTGGTGCACAGTCCACCCCTAGTGCGATCTTCGGGCACCCCTAGCCACTTAGTGGCGCTGGGCGGGTGGACACGAAGTATCCCCAGTCCCAGAAGGGTAGCTCAGCATCCGCCAAGCGGTTCTGAACAGCACGCGTTTTTGTCACGGCGCGTGCACGAATCTCATGGATGGAGGGCGTGAAAGCCACTTCCAAGCCATAAGGTATGATGTGAGGAATATCCGCTTTCCTCATGTCGGCCAGGAGATGGAGTTGGTCATGAATCCACTTACGAGCGATAATCTCGTTAGCTTCGTTACGAACGCGAAAACCAAATTTGGCGCGGCATTCGACACCGATGGCACAAGCCAACTGATGCCGTCTGATACCACGAACCCGTTGTTCGCGGGTCAGTGGTGCCAGGTCCTCCGCGGAATGTGAGTGGGAATCAATCAGACTTAAACCTGATGATGCGACCTCACGGATGGCGGGTGTTACCAACCCACGGAAGAATTTGTCTAATTTTAAACACGAGCGGCGACCGAACTCGAGTCCAAGAATCAGGGCAGCAGCCGACACCACGTATGGTGTACGGTCGTTGACCAGGTGATCTGCAACGGTTTCGAAGAGTTTGTCGAAACCGGCTTGGGCGATAAAAGTGATAGTATCCGCACTCATTTACAATATGAGCAGTGTACTACGTAAACAACG